GGTCGTGACCATTCTGAAAGAAGTAAGTAATCCCATTCAAGGAAGCACACTGCCAGTTACTCGCAGTAATGGTAGGGCCAGTACCACCCCCCCCATAGGTCAACTCAGTGACTACATTAGAAGCACCGAGTTTGAATATCTTGTTGTTGCCAGCGAAGAGGACTGTTAAAGTGCCATCAGTTTGGACTAGCTCATGAATGACACCAACATCGTTAGCACCAAGGTTTCCAGAAGCAGAATTAACCCTTGTCCAACCTTTTCGAGCACCAATACGACCATACTGGTCAATTACACAGTTAGTGGCAACCAAAGCAAAACCACTAGCTAAATCCAAAGGCGAGTCTTGGGTGTTTAACCCAAAGAAGCCTGGTGCGCTAATGCTGAATGTTTCGATTGGTTGAGCCATTAAACTGCCTCAAAAGAGCCAAATTCTGGATAGCGAGTGGCTTCCATAGAGATGTAATCAGAAAGCATAGCCCTGTATAACTGATAAGCCTCTGAAGACGATAGACCACCATCCTCACCACGCTCAACCAAAGCACGAGCATAAGCACTCTGAACCACCAACTCAGAAGGCATCAGAATCACAGTACCATCAGCAGTCAATGGTGCTTGTGGCACGATCAAGCTAAATCTTAGACTAACAACACCGTCAGGAATGGGGAATACAGTTACTTTAGTGTCGTAACTGGCATCTACACCATCAAAAGCATAGTACAAAGGAACACCACTAGAGACAGTCCCAAAGTTCAAATAACGATTCATGTTAACAAACGGGATGTTTGTCATGCCTGTGTTATTCGTATCATTGATAACGTCTTGAACTCTAAACTTCTGACCTGCCCCCGTTAAGGAGTAAGAGGAAGTGTTGGCAACAGTAGAAACTACTACTGTAGTACCCAATATATTCCACTCATAAGAGTCTTCAATCTGACGCTTGGCATCATTGACAAACTTGCCAATCAAGGAGGAATAGCTTGTTTCGGTAACAGTAGAGACTTCTTCTTCTCTGAGTCGAACAAGAACGTCATTAACAGCTTGAAGGTATGTGGTCATGCTCTTGTTAATCCTATTTGTTCAAAAGTAGCAATAAAACTGAATGAACTAGCACTTTGAGTAGTAATTTGAAGCCTATCGCCCTCTTCTAAAACGATATAAGCCGCACCATCAAATTGAAGGTATGCTTTGGAAGTAAAGTCGTATTCAGTAAGAATATCCAAGGTTGTAGAGGCGCTTGCGTCATACCACTGAACAGTAATGTGCTTAGTCGATCCACCAGTATTGTGAATGTACATCACAGTAAACTTGGCGTAGTAACCCGTAGGAACTGTGTAAACAGTTGTCAGCGTATTGGCTGTTGGGCTAACTCCGACTGATAGTGGTCTCATTTGTTCCTCTTAGAGATCGCTTTAGCTTTAGCTTTAGCGTCTTCCTTGGACGTTGCGCCCCAAGCTCTAAGAGAAAGTAAAAGTCGGGTAGGCTTTCCATCTTTCATCTCAGCGCCAGGCATATTGCCCATACGTGCTAAAAAGGAGGCCCTACGAGGGTTGTCGCCTGACTTTACTGGAGGCTTTAAATTACCACCAGTTTCTTGATTATACGATGCTCTCCCCTTGGCATTCAACCCCCCCTTGGGGTTTTTTCCTTCTTTTGTTTGCCAAGCAGGGGTCTTCATTTCTTTTTAGCAGTCTTAGCTGCTTGCTTAAAGTCCTTTGCAGTAGGAGCGCCTTTAGAACCAACCTTACGCATCTTTTCCTTAGAACCCGCTTTGATACGTTCTTGCTTGGCATTGATGTTAGCGTAGAGACCTTGTTTCATATTAGTACAAAACCTTTGCTGTAATTGTTCCAGATGTATATGCTGTGCAATTGGCTCTTAAATAGTTAGGAGCATTTGCAATAGTAATAATGCCATCAGCCGTTAATGCTGTGCCAATGGTTGCATAGGTAGTACCATCAAGACTGCCCTGTAAAGCAACAGTAGCCGTTGTAATGCCTGTAACTTGTAGAAACGCAGGTTGACCCGCATCAGCTTGAACAGCCTTAGAAGCACCAGTTGCAACAACGGCACTAAGTAAGGTAACGGGAGAAGTTAAAGATGCCATTATTTACCTCTCCCAGATTTCTTCATCATGTTTGTAGCAGTACGACCACCACGGGTAGGCATACCTCTACCAACCGCAACCATAATGGTTACAGGCATACCCTTTTTCTTGCCGTACTCTTTGGCTTCTTTCTTGCCCTCTGAAGAGTAGGGAAACTTCTTTTTTCCAACCATAGGCATAATATGCTCCTTATTTCCAAAGTCGATCAGCAACAAAAGTGATGATGCCGCCAATAACGGAGGCTATCGCCATTCCCACAAAGAATCCACCTTTAGACTTATTAGCCATCTCTAAAAGCAGTTTAATATCTTGACGAAGTGCATGGACTTCTGTCTGTAAAGCCTCAACTTGGGCTTCTAACTTGCCAAACTCTCTTGGGTCAATATCAGACATTTGCTACTTTCTTTGGTCTTCCAACCTTTTTAACAGGCTGTGGACGAGCTAAAACAATGGGTTTTTGATAAGTTTCTGTCTCTTCTTGGTCAATACGGACATATCCTGAATGACCTTTCATGCTATCAATATCGTGCTGATAGGTAAAAGATACAGTGTTTCCACTCTGTAAACATCTAAAAGTAGCCATAAATACTCCAAAAAAAGGGGGTAGTTAGCCCCCTTTTAGATTAGACCAAACGAACCACAACACACTTAATTGTAGTGCTTGCCAAGTCCAAAGTACCGCCTGATTCATTTTGGAAACGAATAGAGACAGTATTTGCGGCTGAAACATAAGGCGTGAGAGAGATGCCAGAGACATCTACACCCAAACTTACATTTAGCACAATGTCGCCCAAAGCCACGCCTGGCACGGCAATAGTATTTGTCTCACCCACGCCATCAGCTAAAGATGAGGCATTAAGTGTTGCTGTTACTGACCAAGTGTCAGAAAAAAGACCACGAAACTGGTCATTCCCCCTACGGGAAGTGACTGCGGTTGCTGCTGCCATAATAAATTCTCCTTAATGTAAAAAACCCCCCCACCCGTTAAGGCGAGGGGAAAGATGGCAACTGCTTACGCAGGTACGATCAAGGCAAAGAAGGAGGCAGAAGTCGCTGCACCAACAGTAGCGGCTTTCCTCAAGGCGGCAACACCATACAAAGTGTCAGAAGTAAACAGAGTAGCAAGGTACTCTTGTTTGTACTGAACTTGTGAACGGATACCAACTTGCTCAACCAGAACCATAGAGTCCTTGTGACCCATCAAGCAGACACGGGCAGAGGCAGAGCCACTGGTTGTATCGCAGTTGCTAGATGTAAACACGGGGATACCATAAAGGTTACCGATCTCACCATTGCGGATAGCGTTGCCATCACCCACAAAAGCCTGCTCAGTGTAACGGGCAAGACCCATCAACGTGTTACGGCTTGAAGGAGGAATGATGAAGAAGCGACCATCCATAGGAGTGTCGTTGTCATCCATACGCTGAATGGTTCTGCGAATAGCGGCATCGGTCAAAGCAGTCTCATTGTTGCTACCAGCAACGTAAGCTGTTGTACCATCACCACCGATGAAAGCACCAGTTGCGTAGGCGTTTGTACCCGCACCACCATTGGAGGAACGACCCAACTGAATCAAGTCTGTATCGACTTGTTTAGCCAAGGCATAACCCGCATCAGAGGTGTAGAAGTTACGCATAGAGTTCAAGGCTTGAACTTCTGCAATATCTTCGATCAAGCGGCTATATTCATAGTGCTTGTTAATAGATACCTGAACTTCAGATGCTGTGTCAACAATTAAGGTAACTGCATCAGTTGCTGTTTTGGCAGAAGCTGAACCACGACCAGGGGCGGGAATGTGAACTACGTCACCCTTCTTACCCTTGAAGTTCATCTTCATAACCAAGTTTGCTAGAACAAGGTTCTTTTTGTAACTGGCAACAATTTCATCACTCCAAATTTCAGGAATGAAGGTTGCTGCGGTTGTTACTGTGGTTGCATTGTTAGGTGCGAATGCTGTATTAGCCATGTTTAAATCTCCAATAAATTAAGTTTACTTAACTCTACCTTCTTGATACGCTAACATGATTTCATCAGAAAGCGCCTCATAGCGGTTAGGGTCTTGCATTTTCAGCCGAATAAGGTCAGCCCTACGATAAACTCGTTTTGATGACTCTCCAGAACCACCTACATCTACTCCAACTGCTCTCAAATTCTGCTTGCGAGTGGCTTCTCCAGCATCACTCGTTTGCTTCTGTTTGACAGAGCGAAGTTCTTTGTAAGTCGATAACAGCTCATTGGCAGAATCATAATCGAAATCAGCATCAGCTTTCTTGAACAAATCAATGCGAACAGGGCTAGATTTGACCCAATTCGTAAAATCCTCATTTTTAGCAATATCGCCAAAATCAGGGTGTTCTTGCGCTAACTTCTGCTGAATTTGCGCCCTTTTCATCTCTAAAGTGGCTTGTCTAGCCGCAATGATGTCAGGGTGACTATCAACTGTCCTTTGAACTGCCTTCTGTGGATTCTCAAAGAAGTCTACTTCAGGCTCTTCTACTCTAGTCTGTTGTTGTCTAGAACTAAGGTTCTGTTTAATGAGTTCATCAGCTAACTTTCTGACTTCGCCTACTTCTTGTGCTTGCTTACCAATGAGCTTTTCAGCCTCTTGGTGCATTTTCACAATCTCGTCTAAACTTTTGTGCCTGTATTTATCAGGAAGTTCAGACTGATCTTCAGCTTTTTGTGAAGTCTTCTGTTCAACAATGTCAAACTCACTTAACTCTTCTTTTTCGTTGTCAATCAACATACGTTTCCTTTTTCCTGCCGTTATCGGTTATAGGAGATTCAACTCGGCATAATTGCTTATGAGTTGAGTTTCTGCTCAGATTTCAACTTGTCGGTATGACTCTTTCCAAATTTGGCATAAGCCGATGGAAAAGAACCAGACCATCCTTCAAGTCTAAAAGCTGGCGCAGAGAGTGAACGTGCAGCCAAAGCCCCACACTCACACTTCAAGTTCGTTGCCTCATAAACAACAAACTTTTCTGTTTTGTGTCCATTTTCACAGACGTAATCATAAAATCTCTTCATATGCCCTCTCGCTGATCTCTTTAAGATTTTTCAGCCAAGTTAGGATAGAAAGTTCACCTTTTTTGAATTGTAGGTCTTTCTCATCAGAAACTACAGAGATATTATTCAAAGATACTATTATTTTGTCAATATCTTCTACTAAATCTTTCCACCCTTGGGTAGACATCATCTCAAAACGAG